ACCCACTCTGCTAATCTAACAGCTTTTGGAAAACCTAATTTTATAGCAGCTTGAACCCTATCAAATTCTTCAAATTCTTCTTTAAAGTGTTTTTTTAATTGTTTACCCATACCTAATGAATTGTTATCCATAGCTTCTGAAGAAAATATCCAAACTTCTCCTACTTTATCCCATATTTTTAAAACACCTCCACAACAAATTACCTCACCGTCTTTTATTGCAGTAAAAGCTTTTGAGTTTGTTGCATACAGTTGTACCATGTTTCTATATCTATCCATTCCCATGAACTCAATCATGTCTCGTTCATATTCTCTAGGACGTATAAAATCCATGTGTATATCTTCAAATGGTATTATTCTTAACGTCATTGTGATATTCCTACATTACATATTGTTGCTAGTACAGTCATTGGTAACGGTTGTTCTTGTTCTACTACAGACTGTATAAGTTTATCCCAACCTCTATCAAAACTAAAAGTTTTTATTCCGCTGAATAATGCTGGAGAGTTATCCATCTTATCAGCAGCTCTTCTGTCGTATATAATATCTAAATGGTCATCATTACCGTATTTGCCACCTAGTGTATTATGGAACCAAATAGAATATCTATATATTCTTTTTTGTTGTGGTATTTGTGAAATTAACCCATCGTTATATTCAATAGGCATCGACTTCATTCTTGATACATAAGGAAGTCCTATATGTATCACAGAACCTTTTCTATCAAGAATTACTTTACCATCATTGCCTACAGTTAAATTCTTATGAGTTGCTCCATCAACTAATAATGCAACTTCTTGCCCAATTAAGTGATTAAGTCCTGAAATTTCAATTATTGGGTCACCTTCATAAGATAAACCTGAATCTAAGAAGAAAGCATTTTTCTTGTCTGCATCAACTTCTGGCTCAAACTCTTCTTCTAAAAATTCAATATATCTTTTTGTTTGTCCATTTATTGTTCTATTAACAACCATCCAAACTTGGTCATGAGTTCCATCTGGAGATATAATAGAAGCTATGGACTCAACTTTTGTATTAGTTCCTCCGAGTTTATGAACACCCCAAGCAAATACTTTTTGCTCAGGTAAATATGTTAGTGCTGCAATATCACCACTGTTTAATACACACCAAACCATTGTATTTGGTTGTTGTTGATATGCCATTTGTTTTATACCAGAACGAGTTACGTGTTCTGCAAATAGTGTTAAATCAGAACCTTTATAAGAATCAGTGGTATAATCGTATCCGTATTCATACAATTTCTTACCTGAACGTTGTGGGAATATTACAGTAGAACCAATAACTACTGGTCTCATTCTTAAAGAACCATAAGTAGATTCTCTGGATACGTTTATATTATCTGGTGATAATGGAGAAGCAGCTGAAGCTGGGCCTAAATTAAACTCAGCATCAGTAGTTCCTATAGCTAAAGCTTTAATAGACATTAACCATCTAATAGCATTTACTTGGTCTGTTGCTATAAAGTAGTTAATAGCTGAATCTGCCTCAACTGAGCCATCTATATCTGAAGGTCCAAAATTATAAAAATCATTTGACTGAGTAGACCAAACTGTTTGCGGTCTATTTCTATTACCACCAAACCAAAGTCTTTCACTATGGAATGCAATTACTTCAGGATAACCTAATGCAGAACCCCAAGCTCCTAGTTTCCATGTAGACACTGCAGAAGTTGCTCCAAATGGATGACCATCTTGAACTACAGCTGTTACGTGTTTTGTGTCTGTAAATGCAGTTATTTTTGCACATCCCCAAACAACGTTACTACTTACAGTGTGCATAATACGAACAAGTCTTCCTACATCAGTAGAAACAAATGTATCTTGTATTGTAGTTAATGTTACTGTTCCTGTTGTTCCTGATGGAGCCATTGTATTTGCAGTTACTGAATTTGGGTCTAACCATGGTCCGTCTACTGGAACATAATCTGAAACGTTCCAATCATTATGTCCTGTTCTTGAAATCTTTTTAACCATAACATCGCCGTGTGCAATAAATAGTACGTCAGCAGACTGTGTAAAAGATAAATTAAATAGTTGGGAACCTGTCCAGGGGGTTGTTATCTCATAAATATCTGTACCATTGCTAGCAAGAACTTGTGATTCATCCATATAAACACGCATGTAGCCATCACCAATTTCTAATATGTAAGCCTGTGTAGTTGAAAATTGAAATGGTACAACAATTACTGGTTTAGTGGAATCCTTAACTTCTGCAACAAATCTTGTTCCTGAACGTCTTTTAATTCCGCCTTGTGGCATAATTAAAAAGTTCTGTAGTTTCTCTACTCCATTATAATACTTAGACACATCAACACGTCCGAACATTCTCGGACTCATTTCTCCTGTTGTAAAGTTAGTCTGTATTATAGGAAGATTTTGCATTAGTTATGTGCTCCTACCCATGTTCCTGGTCCTTCTTCATCAATATCATCAGGACTTCCTTCAAGTGCGTCTATTGAACGTGCAATAGCAAGTTTAGCATTGTACAGTGTCATCATTTGACCTTGTACATTGTATGAGTTTGTTATAGGGAAACAAAGTTCATAAGCTATTCTAGCAGCAAGTGCTTGTGCAAACAATGCTGTAAATAGTGTTTCATCTTTAATATTTTTTATATACTTTATATAAACAATATTAGAATCACAAAGTATATATTTGCCTTCAGGTTTATATCTTAATTCATTAGTTTCGCTGCTATCAGCATAAATATTAACTATTCTTAAACAATCTGTAGGTCTTAGTATTTTATAAACATACCCAAATGCTGGAACTTCTTCTGATGGAGCTTTAGTTACTCTCTCCATAGCAAAATTCCATGGATGTTCTTCTAATACAGCTTCACGAAGATTATCATAAACTGCTCGTACTTTACGTGCATTACTAGAATCTTCGTCTATATCAGTTATATTCGCAGCTCCTAAACTTGTAAGAGCCATATTTGCAATTTCTGTTTTACTTGCCATATACTTTCCTTATTATAACAAAGTAGACAGTATTTAAACTGCCTACCTTATTACTTACTTTATTAACTAATTATTAGTCAACAACTACAAAAAATACAAATGATAGTTCAGCATTGGCAGGCATAACAGCTCCAAGAATCTTTGCTGTAATTTCTGCTTGGCCATTCAAAGTGATGCCTTGAATATTTGTTGCACTAACTGTTTTTGAACCAGCAGCAGCAACATCTGCCCCATCAAGAATAGCATCGATGTCTGCATCAATTGCTGTTCCGTTTGTATTGTTTTTATGAACGTTGTAACCTACATCTAGTGTTACACCTGAGCCTAAAGCTGTGTGGTATAACGTAGAGTTTGGAAGAATACGTCCTGCAGGTAACTTAGTTATTGATATAACTTTATTTGCAGCGATGTCCCCACCAGTAGTATTTTTGTAGTAACCTCTGAAAACTCTTACTTTGCCGTAAAAATCATCAGGTGGTAGTGGTGTATTTGCCTTAGCTCCACCAGGCTCGTTGTTATAAATCTTAACAGCTTGTTCAGATTTATAGTCGATTGCTGTAACTGCCATGATTGGCCTCCTTTATTTAAGTTAAACTAATTACGAAAAATGGAGCCAGGGGTTAACCTGGCCTCAAATTATGTTTCTAGACATTTAATCTCTACAACTTTTTTCTCATTCATACGAGTTGCACCCGCAGTCATGTTAGCGTAGATTTGAACAGCATTACGCTTGTCTTTTCTTGGTCCGATGTCGACGTTAATTTCTTCACCAGTAGAAAGAAGAACTCCAGATTTTGCCCAAGCAACACATCTTCTGTAACCATTCGCATCCGTTAACAATCTTTCAATTGAAACAAACTTGAAGCCCATGAATGTGTCCACTTTACCTTCAACCAAAGCCTTAACTGAGTTGTAGTCAGATGAAGTAACTTGAGTTGTAGCAAGTAGGTTAGCCAATTGTTTTGATGTATATGCAAAATACAATTCATCAAAATCAAGGTCAACTTCGTTAGCTAAGAATTTTCTCTTAGTTTCGATAAGTTTACCAACTGTCAAACCTTCATTTGAACCGCTTAAGTTAACTGGTATAACTTGGTTGGAATCAAAACTTACAGTTGTTGAACCATCTTTACCAGTGTAAGCGTTACCGAAGAATGATTGGATAACTTCATCATCTTTTGCTCTACCAAGTGCATATACTGCGTTGATTGAGTAAGCTGATGTTGGGTCGATAAGCATTCTAACTTTGTCTTTCTTATCGATTAAGTCTGCCCAGTCGTAATCAGACATGCCGACTCTACGTCTTGAGTGAGGTGAATTAACTAGAGGAGTATCTTGGTGGCGTCCTACAATTCTTTGAGCTTCAGTTGCACCAATCTCATCATAGTAATCGTACTCAGAAGTTTGTGTCTCAGTTCTAACTTTGTCTGCAAGTTTAGAACCTCTTTGTTGTAATGCAATAGTAACATTTTCTTTATACTGTTGCACAAAA